GAGCCGCAATAGATTCAACAAATGCTTCTCCATTGGCATCTAAATCCGCTGCTAGTATATGCACTTCGCCATGTTCTTTATATCCAGAAATCGAATTATTTAAACTATCTAATTTGATTCGCAGCTTTTCTTTTTCTTCATCAGTTTTAGCGGAGTCTAATAATTTTTGAGCTTCTTCAATATCTTGGGTTAAAGCTTCAATCCGCATAGCTATATATGCACTTTGTTGTAAAATACGTCCAATTGAAGTTTCTTCACTATGGTCTGAACTAATCTTCCAGTCAGCAGAAGAATAAGTAGTGTCATTTAATACATCCGCTATGCCAGTTATTCCTTTGTTGCTATTGGCAAATTTACCAGCCAAGGTTGTTTCGTATTGAGTTTCACCATGTTTGATAAGCCCCTCTTTCGAAGCAACCTTAAATAACAAACCAGCTCTATCCTGTATACTCTTTATTAATTCGTCATTAAAAGCATATCCCATCAAATTTTTTAATGGAATTTTAGCATTTTCTAAGGCTTCTGAAATACTTAAGGATTCATCATCAACTTTAGCCATTGGATTTTCTTCAGCGTATTTTAACAAATCCTCTAGACTATTTTGTTGATATTTTCCCATGAGCTCCAACAGCCTATGTCCATATGTACCAACAGCGCTGGATTTTTTTAAGGCTAAATCTTGAGGGCTTCCTTCTCTTGGTGGTTCCGCTTCATATTCTTTTGTATCTATTAATTTTGTAACACTTATAGAATCTCCTATTCCATAAGCTTTATCACCGACAGAAAATAACGTCGCATGATTTGTAGCGTGGTCAGCATCTAATTTAATTGTTTCTTTTTTAGCTGCTATGTATTCTCCCGTAGCTTCCTTTAATTCTTCTAATTCTTTTATCTCGGAGGAATGCGATGTAGAAGATTCTGCATTTTTCTTTTCAGAATCAGTTAGTTTATCATAACTACTCGTTAGTTCATCAATTACGTTAGATTCAACCCCAAGCTTTTTAGCTAGTTCTCCAGATACTCCTAATTTAGCTTTCTCTGCTTCAGCAGCCATTTTTACTGAAGCACTGTGCTCATCATAATCGTCGGATAATGCGCTAACTTGCTGTTGTTCTGCACTATAGGTCTTTATATCTTTCCAATAAATACCAGTATATCCGCCAGGTCGCCCTATTAATTCTGGATTAATTTCTTTAGCTATTGCGTCTTTTTCTATATTATAACGATTTCTCCAACCACCTTGCTTTGTTTGAGCTTCTTTATTAATTCTTGCAACATAAGACAGCATGGTTTGAAAAGCATCGTCTTTTAAACTAAAATCTTCGTTAAATAACCCAGTGGCTTTTACTTTATCTTCGCCAAGAGCTTGCTTTAAAGATTGGATAATATATTGTAATTTTGCATTATCGTCTTTGATTTTATATTTCTCAAATAATTTTTTTTGCTCTTCGGTGCCAGTATAATTAAAAATAGTATCTTTGATTTTATCTAGAGTATTAACATCCCACTGAACTTCTTCCCCGTTCGCGCCCGCTAAAATTTGCCCTAAAGTTTTTTTAGCGGAAATTCCTTGCTGTTCTACAATTTCAGAGGCAACAGTTCTAAATATTTCATCTTGAATATACTGAGTGTTATTTACATCACCATGAATTCTTCTTGCTGCTCGTAAATTATTTATAGTATCTGTATTAGTATAAGAAGCAAGACCCAGTCCATTCTGACCTTGCAAAGTACCAATAGTAAATTTTGATTTAATTTCACTATCTGTTAAAGCACGAGATTGTTTAATTAATTCAAGAGCATAGTCTTTATTACTCATGCTCTCATCTGTGCTCCATTCTCCTAAAGCTTGTAATTGAGCTCTGGTTTTAATTCCACTCTCTTTTATATGTTTTAATAACTTATTACCTGTCTCAGTATTCGTGGCCATTAAATGACCAACAACCTGAATCATGTCCCCGTCAAAATCCGCATTTAATAAATCAGCAATAAGTTTTGGGAGCATAATGACATTATTTTCTTGAGAAGACCCTTTGCTATTAATTAACATACCATAAGAAACATTGGACTCGTTAAGCAAAGGATTACGCAATACCCATGCAGGTAATTCTAACTCATTGTTAGATAAAGTATCTATATATTTGGTTAATAACTCAGTGTATATTTTTTTCTTTTGTCCAATTTTAGCACTATTGTACTTTTGTATTAGTTCTTTGTCCACTAAAGAACTCAGTTCAGAATTTTTATCTTTTAATTGCCTTTCATCTATATCAGCTAATATTCCTAAAAAATTAGATTCTAAACTATCCATGTCAGTATTTTTACCAACACCAAAAAGCTCTAGGGCGCCTTCATAACTAATAATTCCATGATTACCTTCCAAATCGGAAGAAGCAACAGTATGAAAGTTACCAGTATTCGTCGCCTTACGACCAACAGCATGTTTATAATAATCTCCACCAGAAATTACTAATTTTTTTAACTGTTGTTCATAATAAGCTGATGCCTTACTAGTACCAGAATCATCTACTATTTTTTTTGCAAAACGGTCTTCAAGCCCTTGCTGCTGAGCTAAAGCACGAGCATTTCTTAAATATTCAAGCGTATTTCTATGAGTTGCTCCAACTTGACGTTCTTTTACTCCAGTCTCTGAATTAATACTTTCTATTTCCTCTGGAGTCATAGCTAAAATTTGGCCATCATAAAAACCCGCAGCATTTAATGCCGCTTTAGCTCTTTCATCTAAACCCGCAAATGATAATTTTACTTGGGCATTTTCTCCTAACGTATAACCAGCAGCTCTAATAGTGTTATATAACATCCCAATAACAGACTTTTCATACTGCTCTTGAGAAACCTTGTTGCCCTTTGTGTCAAAATTGTCAAAAACTGCATCAGAAATATCTATTTCTCTCGTATTGAGCAAACTCCCATCACGAAGCTTACCACTTCCTCCACCAGCGCCGAAGACCGCAGTAAACATTTCTTGACCTTTAATAGCAGAATTTTTCATAGCGGAAAGAGTAGAGTTATAATTATTAATATCCCTTGACTCACCCTTATATCGCTTATCAAAATTCGCCATGAAATCATCCATGTCCTTTTGGGATATTTGCCCAGCGTTTATTAACTTTTCAAGATTCCCTCTTAAATTTTCTTTTAATCGAGTAGTAATTCGTACTTGAGATTCTCCATTATCTAGAGTACCCGTACCAGCTAGACCAGAATATTCGGCAACATTAGTAGCTCCTGGGGCGATTAATTTTAATCTCCTTTGCATTCCTTCGGTTGCCAAATTAAGGTCTACCATTATTTTATAAACATCATCATACATAGACCCTAAAACAACAGATGTGCCAGCATTTGGCTCATCTGGACCCATCGTCCACTGGGTGGTCTTCATATTCATGCCTACACTAGCTCTATATTGAGGCAAAAATTTCATCGCTTCTTCTATGGTAGAAACATTGTCTTCTGTGGCCATAATTAAATCTAAAAGCCTTTTATCGCTACCCGCCCAATCATTTTTGCCGTTCCAAAATTTATTATTGCCGTAAAAATCTTCCCCAGTGTCCTTCGTCACGGTTAAACCAGTAGAGGGGTCCGTAGTTAAGTTGGAAACGACTTTGCCTTTCTTGGAACCGACTTTACCTTGCCAAGCATATCTTCCAGCAAAGGCTGGAACAGCTTCGGCTATTGCTTTAAATTGGCTCTCTTCTGTAATCAAATTTACTAAATATTCCCAATACCCTTCATTAAAAGAACCAGCTGTTCTTGCTGATGAGCCTCTTTTATCCGAAGTATCCATCATAAAAGTATGAATTTGATTTTTTTTATCATCAATAGCTGCTTTAGACGCTTTTAAAGATTGTAAGAAATTTTCTTTTTCTTCATTTGACATTTTCCCATAAGATTCTATAGTCTTTATTCTTTCTTCTTCATCCATATTGAGAAATTCTTGAAGAGAACTACTTACATCCTTTACTTTTATTTCTCCAAATTCATGTCTTTGATTTGTGCCACGGTCAACAAATTTTTGAGCCTGTTTTACATTGCTTTCTGGTACATATGTAACTTCTATCCCCTGTTCTGTACGAGAAACAGAAACTATATAACTATTTTTAGGAATAGATAATTTATCAGATAACCTTATTTTTTTATTAGTTTTTTTACTAAAATCACTATTTAAACGAATCGTCTCGTTTAACGCTATTTTGTTTAGACCTTCCGCATCTTCAACAAGAGTTTTAAAATATTCACTAAAATCGTCTGTTACATCTTTACTGTCTATTATATTTTTTTTACTATTGCCATAAAATTTAGCAGATTGTTGAAAAATTTCATCTCCAAATAATCTTTCTTCGGTAACGCCTTCTTTATATTTACCCTTAAAACTTTTGTCAACCGCCATTTGTAAAATTTCTTTTGGCAAAGTTAAACTTTTGGTAACTAGCGCATCAGTGTGATAAGAAGACTCTGACCTTAAAGAGCTAGTCTGCCATCCCTTTTCTATTAAGGTTTCATAATCTGCAATCTTTCTATTAACTGAATTCGCTTTACCTTTAGAAGTGTTCTCCGATGCAGTTGCCTGCATAGCAAGCATATCTGTAAACGGTAAATCAGCTATTATATTGGCAAAAGCTTTACCAGTCCCAACAGAACCATGAGATAAACTTTGTACCCAATAGCCGCCGCCTTGGTCAAAATAGGTATCGATAGCAGATAAAAGTCCAGCAAATTTGGGAGAAGAAATAAAATCCTTTAATATTTTATCATCACTTTTTTCTATTGCTTCTTTATAATGTTCTGGATTATAATTTCTTTCAATTAAATACCTATTTAAAATATCTTGTACAACTTGCGGAACTTCCCAAGCTTCAAAATTAGCTACATTAGAAATTTTTGCAAATTCTTCTTTTACAGATGGATGTTTTTCAAAATACTTCTGTAAAGAAGCAGACCAACGCATCAAACTATCTGCCCTACGCTTTTCCTCTTCCGTAGCAATATTGATATCAGCGTGAGAGTCATCATACCCCAAACTCTCATAATCCTTTTGTCCATAAAAATCTAAAGGAGCCGTATATCTAGTAGAAGAAGCCTGTGCGCTAATAAGCGTATTAATTTCTTCAACACTTCTTTTTCCCGATAAGCTTTTAATTGCTTCTATATTTTTACTTAATCCCCAAGTATTTAAATCTAAATATTTTCCACTATCAAAATCTAAAAAGAAATTAGAAGTGCTGCCTAAATTTCCACTAGTTAACCGACCATATTCATCTGGAGCTATCCAATCAAACTGAATACTAGCTGCTTTTGTAGCTTCAACATCATTTTCGTTATAAGCATCTTGAGGAACCACATAAAACTGATATTTTTCTGTATCACCAGAAGCTACTTGTTCATACATAACAACATAGCCATTTTGAGATGCCCAACTAAATAAACTGGCTAATTCTCTATCGGCAGAAGTGCCAACATATGCGCTTCCGCTACCTGCAGATATTCCAGAAATATTAACTTCTAGTCGTTTGCCTAATCCCTGTTGCGTAAAATATTTTTGACGAGATTCTGATAACTGAGAGGTAAATTGCATAAAACCAGTATCACCATAATCTTGTCCAATAGTGGGAGAAGAAGAATTGCTCAAGCTTCCAGACAGACTGTCTGTCAAAATGTTATTTAATTTAGCTTGTATCATATCCCCCTTTTTAAGCATATAACCTCTAAACCAATCCTTATGAGCATCTTCCATCATCCCTTCAGAATTGTAGGGTGAGAAACCATATTGACGTTGGAAATCAGCGACGGCTTGGCCAGCCATTTTATTTAAAAAATCAACAACTTCTGTAGGAGCCGTATCAAATTTTAATAATAAATTAGCTTCACTGTCTACATCCGATTGGGCATTATGGGCCATTTGATTAAATTTATCAAAAAAAGCTTCTAAAACTTCTGCAGATAAACCTGCCATATATTTTGTTTGTTTGTTTATCTTTGCAGAAGCTGAGGGATTCCAATCAAGAGCTTTAATGTCATATGTAATAAGTTTGTTAATTTCTTCTTTAGATTTACCAATCATATTCCCAATAACATATGGGTCATGTTGCTTATTTACCATGAAAGAAGTACTTGTTTCTAACTCTTTCCATATTTCTTCTGGAGTAATAATGCCAGCGTTTTTAATACCTTTTGTTTTATATCCTGTAGCATTATTTTTAATATCTCCCTTATGTGGTGTTGAAGAGAAAAACATTTTTTTAAAAAATGCTCTTACTTGCTGCGGGTCTAAAGCCGCTATAGCTTCTTTAGACAATGCTTTTCCGTTTTCATCTACAAAACCTAATTCTTGGGCAATAATATCACGGGAGGCCCCATTAGTGTTTTTATCTTTTCCAAAATTTGTTAAAAAATCTGTCCATGCATTTATAGTTTGTTCTAAATCTCCCTGTTTAACATAGTAGTATTTAGCTGGATTAAACTTTTGATTTTTAGCATCATAAACCGCACTTGAATAAGTAACCGCTTGATTTTCTTGTTTACTACCCTTTACCGCATTAACATTATATTGATTTTCAATATCAATAACTCTTATAGTATTTCCATTTCCAGCCATTCTGTTAAGATTGGCTGGAGACGTTTTTATTGATTGAATTCGCTGTAATTTTTTAATTTGCTCTTGAAAATTTTGTAATGAACTACTAGCAACCTGAATTCCAGCTTGCTGTTTTTGTGTAGTATCCATAGCATTATATTTTGGCATAGCTACTGATAAGCCACGGCCAATGCCATTCATATATTCTGAAATGGCTGTTTGAATCTGTTGATTCACTTTATCTACAGATTGGTCAACAATCTTCTTTGTAGTGTTTTCAATATTGGTAGCCATTTATGTTCTCCTTTATAATATAATACCATATTTCTTACGAAAATATGGTTTAAGATATTTTTCATATTCTATTTTAAAAGCCATTAAGGCTGCATTTTCTGCTTTTTTATACACCTCGTCTGGATTTAATAAAATTTTTTTGTTTTTAAAAACTCTATAATCTTCTGGAGGCTCCATTTCCTCGGTAGCATAGTCATACGGGTCATCCGTAGCAAAACTAAGACCATAAAAATCCATTTCCTCCATTGCTTCTAATTCATCAAAGTCCATCAATCTACCAAAACTTCCTTCTATCCTAGCGTTTTGATTAAAAGTCCTTTTGTTTTCAATAAAATGAGGAGCTATAGTAAAGTCTTTTTTTATATATGAAAGATAAGGACGTAAATTATCGTCTATATAAAAACTTAAACTATTGTTTAATGAATTTATATCATAATTATTCCCATAATATTTATAAAAGACTTTTTGAAATTCTTCATAACAAATAGCCTGAAAACTTCCAAGCATTTCATTTTTTATTGACTGAATTACATTAGCAGTAATTGTATGCACTTGTTGTTGCACTTCTTTTGATAATGTATCAGTAATATGATATAGAGATTGTTTTAAATTGCGACTAGCATTATCAAGTTCTTGAATACCAGTAAATTCAACCTTATATTCATTCATGTATAATTTACCTCCTTATCTCTCATATTTTTAAAAACTGGGGGAATTGACTCCCCCAGTTTTCTTTTTTATTTTATTCTTCTTGTTTCTTCATTACCTTCTCAATGTTAATTTTTCTTAATTCTTCTACAACTGCTTGAGTTAATGGGTCATTCATAGCCGCTATATTATTTATCTTCTCTATTAATTCCTTATTCTGAGATAATTGAGTCATGAATCTACCATTGGCAATCGTAGCTTCTTTCATAGCATCAATATCAATATTTTCTGCAGCATCAACAAAATGCTGAATTCCATACATATTAATAGTATCAGTCAACATATCTTTAAAATTTTCATAATCATGTTGACAGAAATTTAAAATATAGGGAGCAAAAATTGGATATAATAAATCATACGTTTCGTAAGTCAACATTTCTTTATTACTACAATCTATAAAAGCATACCCACCCAATAAAACATAAAAGAATAAATTTTTATACATATCGACCACTCGTATTTCTTGTGAGTTATAGCCCGAATACTCATAAACATTCATTAAGCTCATAATTAAAGTAATTTTTTCAGTAAGCGACATATATCCTCTGACCTGAATAGTGCTACCATATTCATTCATTTCTTCATCTGAAAAATCACCGCTTATATATTTTTGAGCCACATTTACTAATTCTTCAACAGTTATTTTAGGCTTGAATTCTTCTCTCTTCTCTTCCATAATTCTCTCCTTTATAACTTAATCCCAAGAAGCTCTTCAATGTCTCTATTTTCATCGTTTTGAGCATAACCTAAGGTGGTAGAAGGGTCTTCGTGGTGAGCCAAACTTTTAACTTTTTCAAGGGGTACTTTACCAAGTTTTAATTCTCTGCAAAGATAATGTTCGCCCTTTAAAAAGTTTTCGATAAAACAATGTCTAAAACTATGAACATTCAAATCAAAATCTTCACCAGTTATTTCTTTCAAATCTTTCTTCCACTTAACCACCCATTCATAAATATTACCACCAGTTGCAGCGTTGCCAATTTCATTAATAAATAATGCTGGATTGTCATCTGTTCTGGTCTTATCATATTCTTTAAAGGCTTCTTTTGTAAGTCTAAAATATAATACAGGGAATTTTTTCCCTCGTTTACCAACTACTATATTAGTAGCATTACCATCTTGTTTAATACTGTCTCTTCTAACCTGAGCTATTTCATTCTTTCTTGAGCCGCTATCATAAAGAAGACCCAAAAGAGTGGCTTCTTTGTAGCGTTTTTCATTCATTAATTTCTGCCACAGCTTTAAAATAATTTCGTCGGTCAAAAATACAACCTCTCTTACAGCTTCTTTAGGGAGCCCTTTTACCTTTGCAGCAGCATTAATTTCATATTCTTCATAATCATCATCGTCTTCTAAGTAAGAAAGAAGAGTGCGTACAGCACTCATTAATCTATTAGCTCTGGCATTAGACATATTACAGGTCTCTGTTAACCAGAGAACAAGTTTTCTAAAATCTTTTCTACCTAAATCAGTAAAAACTTTATTGCCACAATTTTCTAAAACATATATACAAACTATCCTTAAATCATTTTTATATTGATAGATAGTGCTTTCACGTTTCTTCTGAGCCTTAAGCTCAGTTAAATAATCTTCTAGAATATCTTTATTCTCTTGATTAACTTTAGCCCATTTTTCTTCCGTATAAATTTTATTATAAGGCTGTCGAGCCATTTCGACTATACCCCCTCTCTTAAATCTATGTTTTTAAGTAAAGAATCAACGTTATAGTGGTATAATTTGCGTTTTTTTTGACTTTCCATCAAAAATCCCCCCACAGATAAAATATCTTTTTTATTTACCGACTTTTTATCATTCTCACAAAAAAACTTATTGAAATTTTGTATAGATAAGTAATAAGTCTCTTCAGTATAAACCTCATCACTTTCTTCATTACGAAAGTTCAAAATTAAACCAGCACGCACGCCATCATACAATGGTAAATTGGACAAACTCTGTATCTGCGATAAATGTATCATGCCTTGGTCGCCCTTTTCTCTTTCAAAACTAATACTTTTATATTTAGTAGACTTAAGCTCTAAAAAATACACATAAGGATATCTGTAAATAAAAAAATCCGCTGGGTTCTTAGCGGTAAAACGACTTCTGAATTCCTTATTAGGATTAAAACTCATATCAGAGTCATTAAAACGAACACATAATATACCTTCTTTATCAGCTGACTCTTTAAATTGTCTTTCAAAGCGTTTACCTTCATTCGCCATATTATATCTCCCACTTATTGGAAAAAAAGGAGAGTCTCGGACTATTAATTCCCAGACTCTCCTTTCTTCTATCTAATTCCACCCGTCATATTTCTCATCATATCGCATTTTATCACGGTACTTATTATTGCGACGTTTTTGTTTTTTGGTTTTTTCAGAAAAGTAATTATCGCTTTCCTTATTTCCAAACTTATGATTTTTTACCTTTTTCTCATAAGGCTTCTTGTTCTCGTATTCATCGTCATAAGTATTCATTTATACTAAAATCCTTATTATCTCCTGCGCTACGCAATCTTCAGTTACAATAATTAGATTTTGAGATGGCTGACTACTCAAACGCAAATCTTGTGCATATTGGTCAGTTCCCATTAAACTTGCATTAGAAATACACAAAGTATCATTCTTTTCATCAGCAGAAAAATGATGTAAATGTGCGGTTAAAACTAAGTCATAATGATTATGAGTAAGCATACTTAAACTATCAATAACTTTAGCAGGTTTATCTTTGTGGCCATGTACACCAACAATCTTATGACCCATTACTTCAAAATCTACCACATCATCACCATAGGTATTATCTATATAATCTATTTCTGGCAAACGTTCTTTTAAATACCACTTAGTTAATCTAGCTAAAGATTCCAACTCTAATGAATCTTTGATATTAGGTTCAATTCTACTATGGTTGTCTAAAGTATCGCAATAGTGAATATTAGCAAATTTAGAAAGGTCTGCTAACATTTGAGCCACTAATTCTGATACTTGCATAATTTGAGTAATAACATCAATACGACTACTTAATCTAAGTTTCTGATGAATATTGCCACAAATTAAATCTCCAAGATTTACTACATACAAATCTCTCACATCACGATTCCAAATTTCAAACTCAGTTCTCGTAGTAAGCGTAGCAATTCTTTCTTTAGCAATCTCTGGATTATATTTATTAAAATATGAATTGATATCAATACCATAATGCCAGTCAGAAATTACCAAAATACCAGCACGGCCTATACTATCGCTGTCATCTCTGTTATAAAATTCAAGTTTGCAATCCTTCAAACTTTCAACTGCTTCACGGGCTATTTCTTTTAAAGTTTCCTCACGACTAATTCTACGATACATAGCATTAATCTGAGTGCGCTCTTCCATTAATTTTAATCTCTCAACTTTATAATAGTCAATGGCTTCTTCCGCAGTATTTATAACTTTTTTTTCTTCATCGTCAGCGTCCGCTGACAAAAAGGGCAAATTCTCGTCATCTTGAAGACACTGCTTATAGCGCCGTTCCTGTTTACGATACTTATCTGCACTATACTGCGTATCATATTGTTCATTGATTATTTTTGCGACCTCTTCCCAAGTAAGTTTAAGAGCGTCTTTACTCACTGCCACTCTATGACAATACTGCTCAAAAGTTTCACCCTTTTGAGCCTTTACACTTTTATCATTCATGTCTTTAATTCCTCTACTTAAATAATTCAGAGAAATTTCCCAGTATATGGTCTACAATACCATACTCTAGTTGGTCCTCTGCATACAAGTAAATCTCTTTACTCTTCCATTTATTTAACGTCTTTTGGTCAATCTTTGTATGTTCTAGGATATTCTTGTGCATCATACTAATTAACTTTTTATAACTATCAGTTTGAGCAACAACTTGTTCATAAGTACCACCCTGAGAACCAGACCCCGAATGAATTAAAGCCTGAGACATTGGCAAACAATAACGATTACCAGCGGTACCATTAAGTAAAATTAAAGCTCCCGCAGAAAGTGCACACTGCATATTAACAGTAACTACGGGAGTATTAATTCTATTTATTACATCAATTAAACTAAAAGCAGCATCTAAACTACCACCGTAACTATGAATAAGTAATGTAATTTTCTTACGTTTTTCAATAGGAATTTCTTCAATATCATCTTCCCTATTCCATTGAATAATAGCCCTGATTTCAGCAAATAAAGAGTCAGAAATATCCTTATCTATCCAAAGCACTCTTTCATCATAGTCCTTATAAAAAGCGACTAAGTTCGGGTCAGCAAGCTGTAATCCAGCTTCTACTGCCAGCCCTAAATCCGCAATCAGTTCGTCTAAAGTATCGTTCTTTACTTTGCTTTTAATCATATAACTCTCCTTTTAACTACAATGTAATTGTGGTACTATTGTTAACACAAATAACTTTTGTAGCCTTATTCCTTTTACTTAACTCCTCTTGTAATTCTTTACAAAAGATAGTTTTACCCTTTAAATCTGAATGTACTAATGCTATTTTATCATAATTTGTATTGCCGCCACTATATACAGAAATTAAATCCTGCTTTTGAGCATGACTACTAAAACTATTTAAAGTACATACTTGACACCTAGAATGATAAACCTTACCATCTATGGTAATAGTTTTTGTTTTCTTATCTTTAATTTTTCTAGATAAAGACCCTTCCGCAGAATAACCACAGAACATAATCATATCAGCCGAATGTGGTAAAAACACAGTAGCTGCATAGCAAGAATATCCAGCCTGCATCATACCACTAGGAGCTAATACAATTTTAGGACTATTATCTTTTATTATTTTATCAAATTCTTCAAAAGAATTCAATACTTTGAGTTTATCCCATGCTAAAACTTCTTTCAAATATTCACTTTGTTCTTTATCCAACTCCTTTAAGAATATATTTAATAATTTTACTCCCAAAGGGCTTGCATAATATACTGGGATATCAAAAGTCTCGTCTTCATGAAAAATATCATAAAAAGTAGCAAGCATTGTGGGCGTTCTGCCGAAAGCAAAAGTTGGAATTAATATTCTGCCTTTTCTTTCTCGGCATACTGTATCTACAGCCGCTTTAATTTTTTCATAATCTTTTATTCTGTCTTTAATACTACTTTGCCTTTTATTATCAGCATAAGTAGCCTCACCTATTAATAAGTTACAATTATCAAATTGTACAAATTCTTCAGTAAACTTTTGTTTATTTGTTAAATTACCCCAATCTCCTGTAATTATAATTTTTCTGGTTTGAGACCCATTTTTTATCCATAATGTAATGGAAACAGATTTAAAAATATGGGCATTATAGTTCAGTTGAAAGGTAATATTATCGTCTAATTGAACTTTCTCGCCAACTCTACACTCCTCCATGGCCGTGAAACAAACGGTCGCATCTTCTTCGTCGTAAAATGGTTCGTATTCTTTTTTTAATTTTTTCGTTAAATCCTCAGCGTCCTTTTGCACTATATTTACGCTATCCATTATCATAGCTTTATATAATTCTTTAGAACCTTCTGGAATAAAAATTGGCGCTCCGCAACCATACCTATAAAGCATGGGTAACCTACCGCTATGGTCTATATGAGCATGTGTGACAAAGATATAGTCTACATCTTTGATTTTAAAATCTGGCCTTTTGGCATTCATCTGATACTCTTTTAATAAAGAAGTGTTTTCTTGTATCATTCCAAAATCAACCAATATTGTCTTCCCCGAACTACCGCACTCAATAAGAGTGTAACTCCCCGTCACGTTCTCTGCATTGTGTCCAAAAGAAACACGAATTCGGTCTTTCTTAGCCATAAAAATCTCCAGTCTGCTATAAGTGTTTTAATAAGGGAGATGAATAAAAATTCATCTCCCTATAATTCATTTAAAAAAATCCAAACCAATCAAACATCTTAGGAATATCATCTAAATTACTAGTTGACCAATGATATGTGCCATAATCACGAATAAATTCTCTTAATAATTTATTATAAGCATTCTGAGCTTCCACTAATGTTTTACGAGAATCTTCGATTTCTTTGGCTCTAACTTTTCTTTGTGCTAAAAGCTTTTCTTTTTCTTCTTCTGCTCTTTTCTTTGCTTCCAGAGCAGTGGTTTCAGCTTTCTCACATTCTTCCTGAGTGTCAAATAATTGTTTTAAATCTGTCGAATAATACTTCATATGTTTACCTCCATTGTAAAACATACACAAAAATATAAGTAATAAAAAGGGATATTTGGGAATTGAACCCAAAATCTTCATGTGTGCTCCCGTTACACCATACCCCATAAAGGCGCATTTATATGCGCCGTTATATTTAAACTAAAGTCTTACAATCTCTCCCACCTTGTATCTATTAGCATTACCAAGGCTTATGAGAGATTGAACGCCATCAACCTCAACCATTGCCGTGCCGTTGCTAAAGATTCTAATAATCTTACCAGTCTTCACTTCTGCAACTTTAGGCGTTTTCTTTTCTTTAGAGGTTCTACGAGGAGCTCTCTTGGGCTTCTCTTCTATAACAATTTCTTCTTTTTTAATTTCTTCTTTAATCTCGTCAGCCTGTTCTTCAATCACCTGTGCTTCGAGAGACTCAACAGACTGTTCAATTTTAGTCTTCTTTTTTTTAGCCATTATTTTCTCCTTTTATCGCAAGTTGAATAAGCAGGCGTGAGTTGCCATTCATGCGCTTGAGAACAATATCTTTGGTAGGGACAGAGGGGGAGATTTTCCCCCTCGTCCTTAGAACTTTTACAGGTTATTCTACCAAATTTATCCGTTAGCGCTTTATCACAAGGATAAAGCATTTAAATTACCTTACTACTATTAAGCAGAAACAGTAATCGTACCAGTAGCTACCAGACCTTCCTTGTCCTTAGCGGTAGCAGTAATGGTAGCAGTGCCTGCAGCAGCAGTACCAGTTACCAGACCAGCGTCGGAAACAGACAGGCCAGTGTCGCCAGCGTCGATAGTCCAATCGAAGTTGGAGGCAGCAATAGCCTTGGGGCTACCAGAGCTGTAAACTGCATAAACAGTGAACAGGGAGTTAGCAATATCACCAGCATTCAGCTGTCTAGAAGCGTTGTCGAAAATGAGGGAGCTTACGCCATCATACCAGTTGCTGTTGAACAGAACCTTGGTAATGGTAGCATAGATACCGTCGCCTTCGCAGCCTTGGCAGCCAGAAGCCAGAGCGTTACCTTCGAGCGGAGTCTGAGCAGCACCCGTAGCAGTCATAGAAATATCCATAGCACCAGTGAGCTGGAATCTTGGGATATCGATTTCAACTTCGCCAGCCTTGGTAGCAGCAGTTACGTCGCAAGCGTCACCCAGATACAGAGCAACAGTCAGAACTGCATGCAGAGTGTCAGGAATGAACTGAGCGTTAATGGTAATCTGCTTAGCTGCATCGTCAGTGTAACGATACATGACGCAGTACTTAACATTAGCAGTAGGAACAGTAATAGTGTTGCCAGAAGCAACATACTCTTCCATGTCAGCGCCACCTTCAGAAGCGAGACGGGCATATACCTTAGGAACACCACCAGAGACGATGGGCACAGGGGTATTGGACAGGGTCAGAGTAGTACCTTCAGCGGTCAGTTCTTCAGTGTAGAAGACGTCGCCGCCATTTTCGATATCGGAACCGCAGTTAGCTGCGATATATTCAAGGTTGAACCCGTATTGTTTAACATAATTATATAATTGATTATATAATTTTGAAGTGCCACTTCATAATGTTGAGCTTAAAGCTCCACATACTTTCATATGTGCGCAGACTATATCTTCACCCTTTACAGGGGCTAACCACTTCGAATTGTTTGGCTAAAACAACTCTACTTCCATAACGGAATAGTCGTTGGACTTTGTTCTATTCGAACCTTAGCTGCTGATTGCCCATTTTCAACCAACCTTTAGGATTTAACCGTGGGTCATCTTAATTATTTTTTTTACTTTCGTAACCTGTACCATATAGGACTTTTCGCCCTTCTGTTTTGGTTAATTAAGCTTTAGGGTTTTCCAGCATTTCAGTTAGTTAATTTTTGAACCAATTACTTGGAACCATCACTATTCAACACACCTTGATTGTGTTAATTTTAATGATATCGGTTAATTTCATAGAGAACGTGGAATCGTGGAATCGCAATATTTAGTGCAAAAATAGATTGTCAATCTGTAGCACTATTATTCAGTATAATAACGCCAAGTTAATGGCTCTTTTGTTTCTGGATGATGTCCAGCATATTTCTTAGTTAAAGGATTGCGTATTTGAGCAATGATAGAGGTACCAGTATTTTTACCTTTTAAGCCAGCCCAGACACCAGCTTCTTTAGCACAATCAAATACATCTCCAGTTTCGTTACAAACTACTTTTCTTGCTTTTGGATGTTTACCATTAGAACAATCCCAATGATTTTCCCCCATTTTCTTTTTAGTTTGTTCTGATACTATACGTCCTTTTCCAGATTTACTTATTTTATTTTTATGCTCTTGAGATAATTTTTTACCTAAATTAGCTTGTCTTATTTTTTCTCTGGCTTCTTCAGTATGATGCTTCCCATACATAGGATTTTTTTCTCCAGAAATATCTGCATGATTTTGAGAAATTTTATGTTTTGTTTCTTCCGTATACTGTATTCCAATCCTTGCTTTTGCCATACGACTTTTTACCAAAGCATATTCATCTGCAGAAATTTGAAGATTTCTTTTATTAGACAATAATCCACTGATGGCCCACCATGCATACTGCAAACTATTGTTTTCTGGATTTTCAAGAGCAAGTAGTTTATGGGCATAATAATGTTCTTGAGCATAAAGATATATTAAGTTTTCTTTATTATCTTCGCCGTCCATACATCTAGGTAAAATATGATGTATTTCTTGATAGTTCTCACTATCTTTAATATTTTCCCTGCTGTCTAAAATTCTTTTAATATATTCATCATATAATTCATTTTCATTAGGAATAATAACTACCATATTTTACCTCCTTTCTTTTTATTTTTATACTGAATAATCTCATACTTTCATATGAGCGTAGACTATATCTTCACCTTATTTCAGGTGCTCCCCACTTCGAAAAGGATGACTAGGCCTTTTCTACTTCCATAATGGAATAGTCGTTGAGCTTTCCTCTATTCGAGGCTTAGTTGCTGATTATCAATTATATCACAGCGTTTAGGATTTAACCATGCGCTATCCAAATAATTTTTTCTACTTTCGTAACATTCGCACTTATGCTTGTTTCATCATTATGCTGTAGTTTATTTGGCTTTACGAGTTTCCAGCAATTCAAGGAGTTTATTTTAAGGGGTTATTTATTTATTTCTAAATACCAGTACTTCCATATCACGACTATATGTTGTTAATACTGACCCCACAGCTTATTACCTTCGCCACCACGAATATCCTCAGCGGTAACACCGATAGTGATGGAGCTATCAGCCAGCGTGCGGCAGTCAGCAAACAGAGTTTCGCCCTTGAACAGGAGAGCTCTGCCAACGCCAGCAATAAAATACTTATTAGCCATAATGGTTTTCCTCCTTATATTATATACTATATTTTTTTATATTGTAAAGAGCCAAAAGGCTCTAACTAGCTTTAAGTAACCCTTTCAAATTTCTTTTCAAATGCTTCAAGAGAAGTAAGCTCTTGAGCAATATTCTTCTTATCATCACTGAATATCCAGTGCTTAATACTACCCTCTTTAAAAGTAACCATACCAGACATAGAAGCTTGAAGTTGAGCATAATAAGTGTCTTTTCTATCAACTGTTCTAAGAAGCATGCTGAGTTTCCGCATTGTAATAGTTTTTAAGTATTCAAAAGTAAAACCAGTGCCAACTGCTACACAGGTCAATTGCTTCTCAAGAGTAGGAGAAGTATAGTCCTGATTTTGAAGTCTAGCTTTAATTTCCAGTTCTTCTTTTAAATCTGGGTCCATATACTTATCTCCGTCATAGTCAAGAATATTCTGTCTTGGAATTAATGCTTTAAGTTCATCAAATTCATTATCATTAATCTCAATATCTTCTACCATTAATTTTTTAATGGTCCCTTGAGTCTTAATAGAAAAAACATCTCTCATCTCGTTTTCACATTCGGGACAAATCATAGCCTTTTGATAAAACTCTACTTGCGCACTAACTTTGATTTTTTCAAGCAACTCATCTGGAATTTTAGATACTTCTACCTTTTCTCCTGTCTCTTCTTCTTTCTTTTTAACAGCTTCAGCATATAATTTATTAGCTTCATCTACTTTTGCTTTTACAAAATCTTTCATACCACCATAAGCCTCTTCATAAGAAAGATGTTTACCACAATGTGGGCAATAAATGCCCCGTTGTATATGAAAAACCAACTCAAATAATTGCATTACCTGAGCCGTAATCATTGGTCCCATTTTAGAATCTTGCATCATATCAATAAGATAGGCTAAATATGACTGAGCTATTCCCAAAGGATTTGGAACTTTAACAGCTTTACCATTTTCATAAGAAATTTTTACAGTTTTATCCATAGTTAGACATGATAGACTATTATAAAAACTATAATAATCTTTCACCAATACAGGATAAACCTTTAATCCCTTCTTAAAAGGTACGGGTTCATCAAGAGAATAATAGGCTTGTTCATAAAAATCAAGTTTATCTAATAATGCTTGTGAAAGCATTACGAAACACCTGACATAGACACACCCATTACAATCTTAATGCCCTCATAATTTCTGTTATTCCAAATACCATATTGCGCTTGGTTAAAAATAGATTGCTCTCTACTAAAAATCATCTTTCCAACACCAGCAACTTCGGCGCCATTCAATAAAGAAATAACCGCCTGAGTCAAAACAGTAACTCTGCTTTTAGTTTTTACACTAACTGGGATACCTTCAATTTCATCAATATACACATCAATGGAATCTTGAGGCACACTAAGATTAATAATTTTAGTATTAACAACTACATCTACTCCAACATTTACAATAGACCTAAGATGATTTACAGGAATAATTGAATCTACATATACTTTAATCATAGAGCATTCTTCTGTCCAACCATCTTCCATTCTAGGAGAACGGAAAATACGATAACCATTTTGTGCCCCATTATCATTATATATAAGTTTTGCCACCTGAGAGTAGGAGGGTAAGGGTTTCTTAAGGGCGTCTGTATCATTATAATACAAAATACGCCATATATTATGTACTTGCTCTAACTCTAACTCGGTTTTGTTTTTAGGGGAGAGCAAGTAATAAATAAGACGGTCCTCAATGCCATCTAAATTCTGCAAACGATTATAATCGTTACCAGAAATGCTTCTATCTATCATCTACAACTCCTTAATAAAAACTACCAAGTTCAAATTCAAATATTTGCTCCTCTTCAAATAAACCAGCGGGAGAATTACTCCACGTTACTTTTACTTTAAGAGGACCATCTAAGCAAGTTTTTAAATTCTTGATGGTAAATTTATTGATATCGATTTGATTAAATTCAAAATAATCTCCCCAAAATTCTTCATCTATGCCATCAAGATATGCCTGCATTGTAAATTCAGCACCTTCAACTACCTCATCATTATAATACATATTTACAGTATATTCTTCGGTTTCAGCCAAAAGAACAGTAGAGGCACAAGGCTCTTCCATTCTTAAATAATACTCATAAACATTTTCATAACTCTTGGCTTTATAAATAGGAGCCGTTTCTGCCACTCTAGTTTCTAAATTGTCATCAGGTGCTACCATATCTCTGTCTAAAGCCAAAATAACCAAATCAGTCATTCTAAGAGCGGCTTTCTCATTTTTAACAAAAGTAGTTTTAGCTGTTGATTTAACAACAGCTTTTACTTTATAGACATGGTTATTTTCTCTTACTTCTGTATCAGTAACATTAAAAACAAATCTATCATTAATTTTTACATTATTGGTAAAATAGTTCATTTGCATTATAGCATACCATTCCGCTTGAGGAACTGGAATAGTTTGATTATAGTATACTTGAAGATATCTCATTTCAGTTTCAAGTATTGCAGGCTCATAATGCACTTCAGTTACATTATTATAATCCCGAGTCGGTGACCCCACGAACGCTAAAGCAGTATTACATCTTCTAATTGTACAAGAATTACCTCCCTTAATAGGAGATTTATTAACTCCTATCCAAACAGAAGTTTTGTAATGCTTATCTTCTTCATTCATCATCCGCATATCGGGAAAATCAAGAGAAAATCTGTAGCGATATCCTATACCACAAGGATGCTTTAAATCTCGAAAAGCTATATGGGCCCAATCTGTACCCAATGGCTCCCCTCTATCGTTTTTTACTTCAGTGATTACAACGTCAATTGGAGTATAAGAAGTACGTTCATTGGTATAATTAACTTGCTTGTGCAGCTCCTCCTCAATACCAACAACATTATACCTATAATTCCAATCTGCATTACGCTTATGCTGTAAATTTTCAATGTAATAATTAGTCCCCACCATATTTTTATCAAGTCGGGCTTTTAAAAACATCGAGCTATCAATAACATCAGTCGTATTAATTACAGCCAATTTATTTATCTTCCTTATAAGTTTCTAAAAGAAATTCTACCTGATTTTTACTTTCAAATACAATTCTTTTAATTTGCGCTTTAGAAAAATCATTGTTAATGATAGCATTTAAATTAATAATTAAATTTACAAGCTCTCCATTAAAAAGAATATTACTAGAAGAAATATAAATTAAAATTCCTCCACAGTATACCTTATAATTATACCCAGAATTTTCTTCTTGAGATTTATCGTATACATACAGAATCTTTTTAATTTTATTTAAAATCTCTTCTAAACATTTAATCTTTTCCTCTATAGATAGAGTTACATGGAAAGCTTCTTCATAATCTATAATATTCTTCGCTTCTTCCATATTTACCCCCTACCTATTCCTACATTAACAGAACCATTCATGAATCTAATATTCCATGCAAGTTTATTCTGAAGCTGCATAATTTCAGTATCCAACTGGTCAACCCAGAGGTTCTTAGATTTCAAAATTCTATCATTGCCAGTAATCTTAAAATCACTGTCCTGCATTAAATTTCGAATATCAAGCAACATATTTCTTTCAGATTCTGCCCAAGCCTTAACAAGAAGCCTCGCTAAAATATCTTTAATTTCTTCTACAATTAAAGCATTGCCAGCTTGAGTTAAATTTTGCATTTTTACAAATTCATTCGTAAATTCGCCAACATAGTATTGTTCAAATGCGTATTGCTGTCCATCAGGAATCACATCGGGAAATGTGACGGTTTTAGTTTCAGGGTCAAAAGTGCCGCAAGCCAACTGATTACCTTCAATATAATTATATAAAGAATTTTCCATAATTGGGAAGTCATCACTTAAAACAAAACTAGTGGTATCACCGTCAGATTCAAAAGTTTCCATAGTACCTACTGGAACATTGTAATCAACTAATCTTATTCCAACAGAAGCGGGGTTAGTAAACATAGCAATAGCATTTTGTAAGTAGGTATACATTAACTTATGGAATTGAATTTTATTCGTTTCATAAGCTATTGTAATTTTGGGGTCATCAAACAATGCAATTGCTTTGCCGTATATATCGCTAAATAAGATTGCCATACGTTCCCCCTTCTTTTATTTATTTTTCATTATCTATAATAGATTCTCCGTTCATAACTAACAAAATGTTATTAAAGCAACCATCTTTAGAAAGCCTGTTAAGAACGTCCATCTTATATCTATCGTAGAACCCTTCTTTTCTCTCATAGCACTTACCAAGCCAATAGCTAAACACTACTTCCTTATCATTATCCGATAATGATTCTACGAAATCTTCAAGTTCTCTTGGAGTCATCTTTGGAAGTTTCGCAATATCTCTAGAAGTTAAAGCGTGAACTTTTTCCTTAACACAAGGAACTCCATAACGTTCCGCAAGCTCTCCATCTTCAGGTCCAAGCATTAAAATGCCCTTATCAAAGAAGCTATGATACTTAGAAACGCATTCTTCAAACTGCTGCCAAGTTAAAATTCTCTGTTCTCCCACATGACGAAAATCAATAGTGACAGAAGATAAAACTATATGTGTAGTTAAGCCACCATTCATTTCCATATTATGCATAACCGTAACTTCCCTATCGGCTTTACGATTAGCAAGCAAATTAATTAATTCATCAGTTGGAGAAGAGGCAGAAACTGTCTGAACAGTCTGCGGATTCTGAGTCTTCAAAGTCTGAATTTCGCCAGCAAGCTGCTGGACCATCTTCATTAAATCTTCATAAGAAGGCCCTGAAGTAACTGGAGCTTCTTCCATTTCATTGATTTCAACGGTTTCCTGTTGAGCAAGTTTATCTTGTTCTTTTTCTTGTTTAGTCCTTGCCATTATAGCAAATCCTCCTTTTAAACCTTTTAAAAAATGCCCCGCCTAACTTTAAAGACGGGGCTTTATTTTATTCATTAAATATTCTGTCTAATTATATTGATTATATTAATTAGGGCAGAACGATAGCACCGAACTTGGAGCCGACAACAACATCAACACCAATCATCATGTTAACATTCATAACATAAGTGTGGTCAGCCATTTCGAGGGGGTGCTTTTCAACAGTCAGAGTATTGCCTTCGAAGACAACCTTAACTGGACGATACATTCCCATAGGAATCATATAAATAATCTTGTCAGATACGATAGTCTGAGGAGTGCCATTGATAGTATTAGGAACAAGAGCGTTGCCAAGTTCTACCAGAGGTACATCCTTGTAAGCAGGCAGGAAGCCCTTCTTAACGATAGCGCCATCTTCGCCATAACGGAAAGCGGAAGTAGCGTTTGCCTGGGAAGGCAGAACTTCGCCCAGAGCAATGTTGGTGCCCAGAGCATAAACTTCGGAACCGCCATTAGCAAGTTTGACGTCACGAGCAACAGTTACAATTATATTTAAGTTATTTTAGCGATTTTTTTTAAAAAATTCATCCCATTCGGGCATAATTATTTCCTCATATTTAGAGTTAGTTGTTGATAATATATTGATTTTTTCTTGAATAGAATCAAAAGGTGGTACATTAACTCCACCTCTAATTCTTAAAATTTTATATCCATGCTTTTTTAAATAGCCGTCACGTTGCCTATCTTGAGCAAAATTTTGATGCCAAAATGCACCGTCATATTCAATGTCTATTTTAATTTCATTAATGATAATTTTACAATCAAGACTATAAGGCCCCTCAGATACATTCAATTCAACACCAAAAGAATTTTCTTTTAATAAATTAAAAAGTTCTTCTTGAGGTTTAGATGTCCTTATTTTCCCTAAACGCTCTAAAGTTTGTTTAGACTTTTGTTTCATTTGCTCAGATTGCGTTGAATAATCAACTCCATAACGTTTTTGACAAGTAGCTTTCATTTTATCTGTTACGCCTTCAATATATATTGGATTTTCAACGCCATATTTATCTAATAAAGCTTTTTTCATGCTTTCCCGATGTAATTGAGACACCTCTTCTAAATGAGCTGTGCATTTAGGACAATGATAGCCTTGATACTTTTGTACATGATTGTAATAATAACGATATTGAATATTCTTTTCTTGCCCACATACTTCGCATATTGCAATAATTTTATGATGGCTCGTGGGCGGTAATTGGTCAGGAGATACTTCTAAAGTATCCCACAGTTTAACATTATGTCCTAAATTAACGTACCAATCATAAACGGCGGGAGCCACTGTTATTTTTATTGTTTGATTATCTTTTATCATAAAAAATCCTTATTATAAAAATCGCTAAATAAGTCGTCAGCTTAACTTGGGAATTTTCCCCTCTTACTTTCATAAGAGTTTAGACTATATCTTCATCCTTTACGGATGTCCACCATTTCGAGATGTTTTAACGACTAACATCTCTACTCCTTAAAAGGATAGTCGTTGAACTTTATTCTATTCGAATCTTAGCTGCTGATTATCTATTTTATTATATATTATTTTTTAATTAAAAACAATATATAACTTAATTTTTAGGCTTGCGCCATGAATTATCTGATTAATTTTTTCTACTTTCGTCACATTCACATTTACGCTTATTTCATCGTTATGTTGTAGTTTAATCAGCTTTAAGAATTTCCAGCAATTAGATGGATATATTAATATACATATTTCTATGTACCCTAGCTATTTATATGTTGCTTATATATTTAACCAGTTAGCATCAGAGAAACCGTTAGCAATGTAGCCAGAAATGCCCTGAGAAGCACCACCAGAAGTAATGCAGGATTCCATGGCCTTAACAACCTTGCCTTCGATGTATGCAGCATAAGCTACACCAATCTTAACGCCAAAACGACCCCAGTCCATCTTACCTGCGGCAACATGGTACCAGTCAACGTAGCAAGCGACTTCTTTCTTATGAGCGGTCACAGTATATTCAGTATCAAAGTGAGTCAGGACACCACCACGACGAATACCAACAGCGGCATCGTTAACGATGAACATTTCGTTGCTATCGACGTGATATTTTGCGTTATCTCCATAACCAACCTGAGTTACATCATACAGGTTTTCATAACCCTGAGCAACAACAGTGGGGACTACAGGAGAAATTGCCTGAGCCAGAATGGTGTCAAATCTTTCCAGTAAGAACAGGTTCTTGTGAACCATGGGGTTCTTCATATCTTCCAGAGTGAAAGTGTCTTCATTATAAGAAGGCATAGCGGAAGCGCATTCTCTCATGAAGGACTCATTGAAAACTCTGTTAGCTTCTTTATATTCAGGGGTATCAGCCTTGCCGTTCATAACGGCATCGCACAGTGCTCCGAAAGACTCAACAAGAGTGTTGAGGCGCTCTTCGGAGAACTTGGTGTAGTTAAAAATTTTTCTCATTTTATATAATCCTCCTTTTTATATTTTGTAAGTTAATTACAGGGAAATAACTCTGCATCTGTACAGAGTGGAACCCTCATTAACCTGACCCATAATCAGAGGTCTGGTGTCTTCGATTTCAATGCACAGGCCAGAAGCGGCAGCGGAAGCAGCAACCTTCCAAGTGGTCTCACCATCTTCAGGAGCAGCAAAAGAGCCTACAGCGGGGTCACCAGAGAAGTTTTCATTACCGAGATAGAATTCGTCACCAAGAGCAAGCATTCTAACTCTGGTGCCTTCGCCAGCAGCAGGGAAAGTACCCGCAATCTTATCGCCAACTCTGTACATAACACCCATAACATCAGCGTGAGAAACGCCAACATAGTCGACAACACCATAAATAGGAGCATCTTCATCGAACGCAGTGATTTCACGAGCGTTCAGGTCCTTCATACCAGTATACAGGTCATGGTCACGCAGACCCTTGATGGAAACGAGAGCGCCATCTTCAACGGCAGCATCTGCACCTTCAGAATCTACAAAATAGCCATCCTTGAGCATATTGATTTCGCCTTCGGAAGCCATGATAATTTTGTTAAAAATTTTCATAAATTTTTTCCTCCTTAGTTTAGTTTAATTTGTTCAGCTTAGTGATGGCTTCTTGAAGCTTATCAGTCTTCTTAGCAGCCGCACTCTTCTGATTTTCAATTCCAATACTAAAGTCATTATTAGACTTATTAGTATGAGAAACTTGATTTTCGTAATAATACATTGCAACTAAACTCTTTGCAAAGTTTGTTACGTCCTCTTCAGCCTTAAATTCATTAGCTTCAACCTTAGCTGTAATCTGAGCCACAAAATTACTCTTGGACTCTTCATCAACTAATTCATCAGCATTAATAAATTCAACACCAACTTGTATAAACTTCTCTTTCTGGGCCGTTTCAACAACTTCAGAAAGTCTGTTTACTTCTTCTTTAAGAGTATTATACTTTTCTAATAAAGCAAATACATCCATGTTTTCGCCGTCAAGTTCTACAGTTGCATTGACAACTTCAACCTCTTCAGCTTCAAAATTTTCGGGTTCAGAGACTTCTTCGGGTTCTTCGTTAGACGCAAATTCTTCTTCACCGCAATCATCACAGTCATCGCAGTCATCTTCCATTTTGCACTCTTCATCAGATTCCATTTTGCATTCATCTTCTGGTTGCTCTTCTTCCATCTTACATTCGTCTTCAGATTCATCACAACCGTCTTCCATCTTGCATTTGTCCTCTGCAGCACACTCCTCACAATTGCAATCTTCCATCTTGCATTCTTCTGCAGGTTCCTCAGCGAATTCTTCTACCGTTTCTTCAACTACTTCAGAATCATTTTCTACAAAATCTTCAGTAACTACAGGTTCATCTGTAACTACAGTTTCTTCTGCAGAAACTTCTTCAGCAGCAAATTCTTCTGTATTTTCTTCGCTATTTTCTTCGCCAGAGAATACTTTCCAAGCACGAACGACTCTCTCTTTGTTTTCTACGTCAACTTCAACATTACCAGTTTGGTCTTCACCTTCTGCTACTTCATCCAAGGTAATGGAATAAGTAGCTCTAAATTCTTCACATTCGATGCTAAAATATACATACTCTTCATCAAGGTCGCATACCCAAACCCAGTCATTAAAGACTTCTCTTAAATATGCTTCAAGTAAATTAATTTTAGCTTGCATAGTTAAATTCATAGGAACTACTTCTCCTCCTTCCTGATTTAATTCTTTGTCCATTTCTATCTCAGAGGCTGGTTCCTCATTTACGATAGCCTTTTCTTCAAAAGTTTCTTCTTCTATATTTGAATCCTGAGGCTTTTCAGCATCAAGAATTTCAACTTTATTAGTAGCTTCATCAAGTGCTTTATAGGCAAAAGCTAAAGCTTTCTGTTTCTTTTGGAACAAAGCATTGTCAAATAAATCAAGAATTTTGGCTTTAGCATTAGCTATACCAGTTTCATACTTATCACCAAGTAAAGTTACGCCATCGAAAATAAAGTCTTTAATAATTTCAATGCCGTCTTCTGTATATTCTGAATCAACAACTTCAACTTCTACAGAAATTTTCTTATAGCCATTTTTAGACCTGAGTAATTTCTTAACTTGTTTATAATTATATTTTACCCAAATAGCGCAAGTGAACTTAATCCAATCTAAGTCATCAGTATTATCATGATAAACTTCAACCTTATCAGTACCTCTAATTAAGCCTAAAGGCGTTTCCGCAGTGTCATCGGTATAATCATAATAAATTGAGTCTAATTCTTCATCATACTCTAAATCACTTTCATGCGCCCTAAAATCATCATTATTAACAGAAAAACTTCCTAAAATTGGTTTATTATAAAACGTGGGTATAGCCTTTTGTAAAGATTCCAAAGTAAAGTGACTGCCATTTCTATTGGGATTAGCAGTAGAAATAGCTTTGATTTCCAATTCCAAGAAATCTTGATTTAAAATTTCTTTAAAATTGATAGACTTTGGGTCTAACTCAAAATTAACTACTTTGTTGTTCAAAAGCATCATCCTCCTTTCTTCAATAATTAACATTCTTATGAAAGAATAGAATGATATTTCATCGGATTAATATCTACCGATAAAATCATTTTCTCTTAAACATCTGTCATATTCTTCTTCAATATAAGCCATAGCATGCACAGCTCTATTGTTTTCGAAATCTGGATGTTCATTACAGTAGTTTCTGTAATCTTTAATGTCTTTTAAAATTTGGTGATAACTTTCTTCGGTGTGTCTCTCTTTTCCCCTTATTTCTTCAGAAAATTTCAGAATGTGTCTACGATTTGACTCCATGGTCGCTTCTTTATCCCAAGTAATATGTTTGTCCAGTTTGGTCTCAACACCTTCAACTTTCTCTTCCAACTCCCCTACCTTAGCCAATACTTCCGCATTAAGCGCCCTACCAATCTGTTTCATTACCCAAGATAAAGGATTCCATTTTAAAGGGGAAATCTGAATTAGTCCCCCTCCGAGTAAAGCATAGAGCAACCCTTCTTGCCAATATGAAGAAATAAAATCCATAATTGACATTTCGTTAGGTTCCCTCCTTTCGCCGTAATGGTAATGATTTTTAATCCTTTACAAGCGAAAGTTTTCCTTCGCTATCCTTTTTGTATTTGAAAAAGCGCTTACAATATAAACAATAATAATCTTCAGTTGCTGGATATACCATTGTTTTTTTAGGCACTTTTATCAGCGTATTATTGGAAGAGAAGGTATTATGATTACACATCAGGGGTTTCTTTTTCTTATCCCTGTCCATAGTTCTTCCCTCCTTTAATTATTTTATTTCAGATACATTATTCCCCATGTCATTAGAGATGCCTGTATTATCATTAATAATTTCATCATCTTCTAATTTAGGTCTACCAACAGGATTAGTTTCTTTATAATTTTTTGTATCTAATTTTACATCTAAAGCATTTAAATAAATTGTACTTCCCTTATAATCCTCTAAAGTTTGGTCATAATAGCTTAATAATCTAGGCAGTAAACCAGTAGCTCCTTGGAGCACTAATTCTTTAACCATTTTACTATCATCACGCCAATAAAAAATATCGCTATGAAGCACAATTCTCCAATTATATTTTAAATTATAATTTTCATTAATAACATTATTTAAAAACTGCTCAAACTGCTTCGTTAAATAATCATTTTTAGAGGCCTGTAAAGCTTCTGCAGCTTTAACACTCGCAATAGACGGTTTATCAGTAATTGGTAATAATGCACTATTACCAGAAGTTGCAATTAAATCCCTAATACGAGAATAAATAATATCCATACTTTCAGGCTGATTTTCAAGAGTATGTAAATCGAATTCTTCAAAAGGTGCAAAAAATGGGAATATATTTGCACTAATATTATTCATAAAATAATCAGAATACCCGAGAATGGTATCTGGACTGATTGCAGTAGCATCGGAGCCTGCTTTCGGGTCTCTTACAAGAGGCACTTCAGCAGTCAATACAGAATTAACCCCTTTACTTAATAAATTTCCTTGTAACCATCTATAATCATCTAAATCATTTAAATCTGTAAACAGTCCAATGGTATCAGGAAAAGCATTTGGATGTGCACCATCAGAATAAAATGTATAGCATAAATCCTGAGGCAATTTCACCCAATACATATAGCTGGTGCCATTACTTTCCAAAATATGCCCCATAGGGATTTCAGCTTTTGGATTAATTTTTCTTCTACCCCTCTTGTCCTCTACAACAATCCCAATACTCATCATTTCTTCCCAAGTTTTACGAATAAATTCTGGATATTGTTCTACAGAATAAGCAGGGTCTAAGAAGATTGCCATATTAAAACTAACTATAAATTGTTGTTTACTGCCAAAACCAGTAATTTTAACTTTATCACTGTTTAACTTTTGCAATAACAAAAAGTCTACATCCTTATTAGAGTAAGAAGTCCTTACCAAATAAGAACATTTACCCTCAGCGTAAACCTGAGTTGCTATTGTTTTAAGCGTAAGCTGTGGATTAAATTTCTTTAAAATCTTATCCACCATCATACTGTCATTAGCTAAATCTTTTTTAGAAGAATCACCCTCTTTTACATAGAGTGGAGTAGCATAATAATTGTATTTTGGAGTATGTCTATTTAACTGTACCAAAGTCTGATAAATGAAATTAGTATAATATAAAGCCATTGACACAGACCTAAGCGACTCTTCACTATGTTCTGGGTCACCCACAACAGTTTTTAACTCTTCTTTAGTCAGTTTCTTTCCATTACTTAAAATCTGTTTCACACGTTGATTTTGTAAAAATGGGTTGCTTAAAGAATTCGAGTATTGCCCCCATTTTTGATAAATAGTGTCAAAACCCAGTGAGCTATAATTTTTAAAAACAGAGTGCCATCTAGCTTGAATGTCTTGGGTGGTCACCCTATCAGGTACTGCACGAACAGCCCCAACTTCATTTTCTAATAAAGAGGTAGCTTCGGCCTTCTTTGACATTACTATATTTTCTTTTTCTTCATTTGGAAGCACGGCTTCCTTCTTCTTGGGTCTGCCACGTTTTACTTCATCTGCCACTTACCGCTTACCCCCTTTCTTTTTTTATTAACTCTAACTCAGCTTCCATGTTATCCATGGCCAACCAAGTTGCTTTCAATTTTTCTTGTTCATTAATTTCAAACCTTTGCCTGTCTAAAGCCACTAACTTATTAAGGCACCATTCCCTAATAACATCAGTTTGTTTATTAATATTGTTTTCATTAATGGGTTCAATATAATAAGACTTAATAGGCTTGAAAACTTTTTTTATTAAAATTTCTCCTTCTTCTCTTTTAGTTACGTCTCTTAATCCTAAATATAAAGCATAAGATGTAAACATAAAATCAAAAAGAGTAGAAATTTTTTCCAATTTTCTTTCAAAATCGTCGTCATTAAATTGACTTATAATTTTATAAACCATAATGTTTATCCTTTTAAACCTTTTAGCTTCTAAAGAATTAACTGCAAGCAACCGTATTTGTAGTGGTAGCAGAGCTCCTATACAGTTTCATATTGCTGCAACCATAATAGTATTAACTCCTATCACTTCTTCGTCAAAAAATATCGCTCTTGCACTAGAGTGACTAAAAAAAATAAAATTATTATTTTATTTATAAAAAAGTTATTTTTTAATATAACTTTTTTATAAATAAAATAATATATTAAGCAAACATAAGTTAAAAAATTAATTATAACTTATGTTTGCTTATTTTTATATGTGAGCTTGAATTATTAAACTTCCATCAAAAAAATTGTAAATCAGCAGTGTGACCAAAATAACCATCAGCAAGAGTTTCTACAATATAAAATAATATTTATTACCAGCTACCACCAAATTTTCATTAAAATATACGTTAAAATTGTGCCAACCATGGTCAAACCAAATAAATAAGAAGAAATTTCAAACTTAGAAGAATTCGTAATTTTGAAATAGCTAGATAGTCCAATTAATCCAATATCTATCATAACTAAAACTATCAATAAAAAACCAGCTTTAATCCAAACTACCATTTTTACTTTATCTCTTCAACTAAATATAATAACCCATCATCTTCATTTTCTTGCACCAATGGAGTAAATATTTGTTGTCCACAACAAAAAGTCCAATGTTCACCAACTTCAGATGACCAATACTGCAAGGTATAGGTTATTCCATTATTCACTGCCAAAATTGCCCTTCCATTTGTAATGGCGGCCTCTATATCAGATACCTTTGTATTAATATTATTTCTAACATTAATAACTAAAGGCATTAATGTGTCAACATAGACCTTAGTGGCAACATCCATATCGTTAACTGGGGCAGCTCCCACAGTTAATTTTCCAGCAAGGGTTTCATTACCAGACCAGTCAAGAGTGCGGGCATTAGAACGGTCGGACGTCGATGTACCGTTTCCGACAATTTCAACGTAATCACCTCTTGTAGTGGTTGAACCTGTCGTATCAAGAACATTATACTCACCAAAAGTATGCTGAGAACGGCGTTGAGCTGTTGTATATAGCCCTTCTGCATGAGAGCCTGAGCCACTTGCAGTTGTTCCTGTACCCTCTGCATGAGAGCCTGAACTACTTGCCGTAGCCCCATTGCCTTCAGCATGTGCATATGGCGCAGTAGCCCTTGTTCCAAACCCTTCTGCATGTGCTGCCTCTTGTGTTGCTTGCGTCCCACTTCCTTCAGCATGAGAATAAACTCCGCTAGCTGTTGTAAAATAACCTTCTGCTGTTGCTTTTGTGCCTACAGTCGTTCCAACTCTCTTCCCAGCAGTTACATAATCCACACCTTTCTGCATATAGCTAGAAAGGTCGCCACGAGCAGTCAATTCTATCGTTGGTACAATCTCTATTACATTGTCACTATAAAATAGAATGCTGGAAATTTTAGGATTTGTGCAATAGTATCTATTAGTTTCGGAGCCATAAGCATAATCGAAACCTCTGGTGGAAAATCTAATGAAAGAGATATCTATAACATACGGGTCTCCACTGCTCACACAATCAAAAGGATACAAAACGTTTGTATCATTGATTGGTTCTATTAAATCTGGACTACTTATTATAGGATATTTACCAGCATTTATCGCCGCTATTATTTCCGCATATGTCTTATCCGCAGTAGCAGTTATATGGTCGTTTGTTGTAATATTCACCCAAAAGATTTCGGGTGGATTATCTGTCCAACTTGTAGTTGTTCCATTTGTAGTTAAAAACTTACCGCTTTGACCACTTTGCGACGGGAGAGCAGCAACGTTTTCAACTGTAGTGTCAACATATTCTTTGGTTGCAATTTGTGTGGCACCTGAAGTTGCTGTAGGGGTGGGAGCAGTTGGCGTTCCTGCCAATCTTGGAGAATTCCTCTGTACAAGGAATAACTCTGAATAATCCCAGCTTTCTGTTCCATCTGAAAATTGCCCTGAGAGTGTATATGATGTGAAGCTTTGTATAGAGTTAAATACAACATGGGCATAATTTTCAGACGAATCATAATGAATTAAAGTTAATACTTCCCAACCATTAATTAATACTATGGGAAATTTTCCACTTTCTTTTGCTGCTATAATCTCATTAACAGTTTTATCTGTAATAACTGTATATTCGCCAGACTGTTCAGATGTTGTAGTTACATTCACCCAGAAAATCTCAACGGGAATATCAGATTGCGTAACAAAACCGCTATCATTAGTTAAATCGCTTGTTTTACTTGGTACCACCACTGCATTAGATAAAGCACCAACATCAGAAGCGTTCAAAGAAATATTTTCAGACAGCGCCTTCCCGTTAATAGTACGTGAGGTTTGTACATATCCACTTAAATCAACAGTAGAACTAAAATTATCCCACGAAGTACCATTCCAAATATATTGTAATCCATCAGATTCTACAATCCAAATATCACCAGCTGTATTTCCAGTTTGAGGCAAATCCCCCACTGTCGGTTTTGTTCCTTTATAATTCAAAATAGAACCTAAACTACTAATTGCATTATTTACAAAAGCAGTAGTTGCTACTTTCGTAGAATTATCATTATTTGCAGGAGTAGTAGATTTTAAATGTGCATTATTATCATATTTTGCCACTCCATATGCAGTTGGAGTCTCTGTTAGTATATTTTGAAATGCTGTGCCATTTAATTGATTAGTAGATTTAACTGGAATATATTGGTCTGCTGACGTATAAGTAGCACTAGTAGACAAAGTAACCCCATTCCAAGTTTTATCATCTACTGTTGCACCCGCTTCTATACCAGCCAATTTTGTTTTATCTGCATTTGTATAATTATTATCAGTATGAACATAATTTGCGTCAGAAATAAAATTACTATCATCAATTAAATCACTAGTTTTAGTTGGTATAGATATATCATTAGATAAAGCTCCAACATCTTCTGCATTAAGCACTACTACGCCAGTTTTTCCGTTAACGCTATCAACAGCGCCGCCAGAGGGGCTGGTCGGTTTATTTTTTATATATCCTGGTTCTCCTTCTTGAGCATTCCAGTCAGCTTCGCCAGAAACTACTGTACCTCCAGAACCAGCTGCGATTAAAATATTTGCAGCCTCCCATTTAGATGGATTAAAACTTTCTGGACCACAGTTTTCTAAAGCTTTATATAATTTACCATCATATATAACAAATTCTCCTGCCGTATAACTATCATTTTCGTTATAATTAGAAGCAACAGAATCGGAGTCTAAAAGTCCATATTCTGTTAAATCACTCTTTGTAACAGGAGAAGCAGATATTATATGTCCTTGATTATTAGTTGCAATTTTATATAAATCTTTTGCAAATTCAGAACCGTGAGCAGCTGCATGTTCAAATGCCTCTGCCAACTTATTCTGACGAATTTCAACCCACTCGCCATTGACAAAGTGTTTAATCTGCATTGCTGTTCACCACCTTTTCCATTAATAAATTATATTCTTCTTGAGTAATCATCTTAAGACGCAAGAATTTTCTGGCGCCTTTTTTCAGACCCTCAACATCAATTTCGCCTTCATCGAAAAGGCGATTAAGTCTATCAAAAATGCTTTCCATTCTTTATTCCTCGCCTTCTACGATTTCTTCATCTTCTTCGCATATTAAAATTAAAAGTTCATCAATTAAATTAGAAGCTTCTAACTTTTCATCTGCAATTTTCCATTGTTTTTTATATGCTTCTGCTCTAAAGGTTTTATATTCTTTCAGAAGCTCTTCATATTTATTCATACTATAGCTCCTTTCTAAATACAACCAAAAGCAGTAATAGCAGCAGCTGCATTTGCAGTTAACGTTCTACCGACACCAGTACCGCCAATATAAACCCAATTAACGTTACTACCACTGGCAGCAGAACTAGTCCAATAACCAGCTGCAGCAGAACCTACATATTTAATTCTATTACTTGCATTCCGATAATATTCCCACTGGTCATACAGTGCAGATTCTCCACTATAAGCAGAAGTACCTTCACTTCCTAAAACGGCCTTTTCGGGAGGTAAGGCAACTAAATCATCTGTACTATTCAGTACAGCAGAAGAACCACCATTACCAGTTTTCCAAGTAAACTGTTTTAAAGAATTCTGAATATATAAAGGTAAAGCTTGGAATAACATTTCATTACACCAACTTCTTCTTGCACTGGAGCTCCAGCCGCCACTATTAGTACTATTAGGATTAATATACCCACTTTCATAAGTATTTCCATCATTAAGTACATTTTTAATTCCAACAATAAATTTTGGTTTAGTAACACCAGCTTCTGTTGCTTCAGTATAACTAAAACCCATACAAGAGGCATCCATTAAAACAAGGGTCACATTTTGTCCAATGTGAGATTCTCCAGTAATTGTGGCTGGCATAGAAGTCAATGAAATTTCTCTTTCATCACCAACCGTCCAATAATCGTGTAAATCAATAAGACCTCTTCTATCAGCATCAATCATAGCCGCTATATCAGTGTTTGCTCCTTCAGCCCAAGAAACAATTTTAGTAGGCCCATAACCGCCTTCAATGCTTCTAATAGCAGCAGGCATTTGTGTGGGCTTATACTCCTTGGTATTACCAAGTTTCTCTCTAATAGCGTCTGCAATATCTACTAATCTTTGACTATCAATTGTACCAAGCATTAAAATTCCTCGTTATCAAAAGAAGGTAAAGCACTGCCATCGGGCTCGGGATTAATCCAAACGTCGCCTTCATTGGCATGAGTGGGCTGAGTGCTTTGTACAAAAAGTTTATTAAAGTTTTCTGTAATAGCTGCTTGAGACATAGTAGTAGTAGTGGAATTACCAGTTTCACTTGCTAAATCTGTCTTTAAAACAAATAAAGACATATCAATGTCTGGACCTAATTCATTCCAAGTACTACCATCATAAGCATAAGACTTTCCATCTTCGTTTACAATGTATACATCTCCAGAAGCAGCGTCTGTGGGTAAATCGGCAGAAGTTTCTACAGCGCCTTTGTAATTTAAAGCAGTGCCCAGAGTGGCTATCTTTTGATTTGCTTTAGCTCCAAGCGACCTCGCTATGATATCAACACTCATAAAATCACCTCTAAGCTGTAGCTACGCCGAAAGCCTTAAAGCTCCCCACAGAACCAGAGTTAACTAATCTAATTTGAGAAATGCCATCCATCGGAATAGCATAAATACCTTCTTCAGAAATAGAAGAAAGCACACTGTAGTCTTTTAATCCAATAATACCCAATTCATGCCAATTATCCTCGCCCTGAAAATCAGCTCTACCCTCAACTTTTAAATTAAAAGAGCTACCCGATACTTCCAGAGTCATGGTAGAAGCATTGCTAGGATTAGAAAGAACATTAGAAGTGTTTGACGTACTATTTTCGTCAAAAAATACAAAATTTGCAACATTCATAAAAGAAAAAATACACTCCTTTCTCTAAAATTCAAAAATGACGGGCGCAATTCTTAAGGGGGATTGCACCCGTCTATATCCTATGAAAAGGGATTTCTGTTTCCCATAAATGGATTCTTTTGTTTAGTAGCAAATGGATTACTATTTCTTTGTTTTGTTTTTGAATGGAAAATTTTTGAAAAATCTTCTGCTTTTTTATCAACATCTAGTACTTCATTTGCTCTTAATTCCATAAGTCGGAAACAAAGCATAGCTAAACAGTCTACTCTATCGTCATGCAAATTATTCTGTTTAGCTTCAGGTGTTTGTTCAATAACAATTGTCCCATTTGTCTTTTTGGTTTTTTGCATACCAAGAATTTCTTCTTTCATTAAATCCATCTGAATTAATGAATCCATTTCTTCAAGACTTGGTTTCTCGTACCGCATATACATACTACCGTCAGGTCTAGTTTCTTCAAATTCCAATTCATTTCTTACATTTAAAGAAGATGGGAATATTACTAACCCCTGATTGATAGCAGAAGCCATAGCTTCATAAGCGGCTACCTTATCTCGTTTGAAATTAAATAAATGTAAAATTTCTGCGGCTGATGGGTAGTCATCTGCACGCAAGGCCATATAGTCATTATTTTTGTCTATAAGCCCTCTGTGATTTTTATTATCTTTGCCTATAAAATCGGTTAAAAGGTATTGACCAATCTCAAAACCGCCCTAAAAATCTTTGTGTTTCCACAAAGTATGGACTATATCTTCACCCTCAAATGAGGGGCGCACCACTTCGAGAATTTCTTCTCTACTCCCACAAGGGGATAGTCTCTGAACTTTTTCCATATTAAAGGAACTTAGCTGCTGATTGTCCAATCCTTTCTTTTTTTAAACTCTCACATTTATTGTTTCCAATTATGTTGTAGTAAGAAAGACTCTAAGGATTTTCCAGCAATTCAATGCGTTTTTTCACTATAAATTACTTTATAGGGTAGCTATTCGTTAACCACCAGCGCCAGCATCGATAAATATGGTATCTATACCATCATAATCCAAATAACCATTATTAAAGTCAATCATAATGCCTTTTAATATTTCTACCTGTTCTGGCTTTTGAATTATACCAACTTGGCCGCCTTTTAATTGTTCGACCAAATTCCGCATGTATGCTAATTTTAACATAAGACCCTTGCTTTCGTGTCTAATTAACTCTCCTACTAGAATAACACTATTATCTTGACGAGAGGAAGGGTCGTATGAAATTAAAAATTTTTGAGTTGTATCATTTACAAATTGTGGATAATATGTTTGACAATTTCTTTCAATTGTGGTTCGTTTAACTAGGACGTCCTCACCTTGGTCCCCAGACCATCGGTTCTCGAATTCCCTAGCAGCACGGTACGGCTGTGTTTGATACATTCTTTCTACTTCTTCCATGGACACCAAAGGTTTCATGGGCTTCCCATTTAAAAAGGGAGCTGTAGAGATGTGATAGTCCAAATCTGCAACAAAATAAGCAGTGTTACCCAACATCATTTGTCTAAAAGCTTCTCTATATTGAGCATACATTTCAGACGATGTATCACTAGCCGAACTTAAAAACATATTTAAATTTGGTAATTGTTGTGGATATAATTCTGCATTTAATCCTTTAGAAGTTCTAAAATCAGATGATACAGCAGTAAAAGGAAGAGTCGCTGCAAACAATTCTTTTGGAATAAACGCACTTTCGTCAAAAATTGTACAATTGCTACGACTACCTCTCAAGTTATCTGGCACAGAATTTAAACTGGTTACTTCAGAACCATTAAATAATTCTACATGACAACCATCTTTACTATGAGTAAAACCGCTTACCTTTGAATTAGCTTTTTTTACATTATCTAAAAATACACTAGAAACACCAATAGCGGAAGCTATATTATTACTAGCTAAATCTTCCATTTTACTAAAAGTAGCACTAGACTGTCCACCAGAAACACTAATTATATAACCTTTGTGATTAGGTATTAATAACGAGCGAGTCATAATAAAAGGCGCTGAAAGGAACGACTTTCCACTGCCTCGACTACAAAGTACCACGGAAGTACTAGCGCTCCAAGAATTTAGGAAAATGTACTTTTGATAATCAGTCAGTTGCAAATTTAAAAAAAATTCAACAAAACGAGTTGGATGCCTTCTACCCCATTGAATAATCTTGCAGTATTTATCCCAAGTTTCTTTTTGTTTGGGTAAAACTTCGAAGTCTAATTGCTTGAATATTACGTTAATCATCGTAAACTTCCAACCCCTTCTCACGAGCCTCTTCTCTCAATTCAAATTGAGAGACTTTGTATTTTTCTCTTCTTAATTGCTCTTTTAATTTCTCGTTTTCGCCTTTTACTTTTCTTAATTCTTGCAGTTGGTCGGCAGCAATCTTATACACTTCTGCATCAGATAAATTTAACTGATTAAATATAGCCTTAAAACTAGCGTCAGCAGCCGCTTGAATTGTAGAAGAAGTTTGAACATCGTATTTATTAATCAACTCATCTTCATATTGTTTTTCATCCATTTGCTTCATAATTCCTGTAAAACTTGTCTGCCCTTGCGACTGTCTAGTTTTAAATCTTTCAGAAAATCCAGAATCTCTACTAAAGTCTGAAATGGCCTTTAATTCTTTCGCTTTTAAATCCGATAAAGCTTTAATAGCAGTTAAAGGTGGGTCATCTGAATTTTCTAATTGGTGCATCTTTTCATCTATTTGTCTAACTTTTGTAAAAGACTTTACAATTGTTAAGGCGCTCTGTAATTTTACATAATCTTGCTGTATATCTTCATCCATAATAGAAATTAAATCCGCATAAAGAATTTTTTTATCCTCATCATTATCTTCATACTGGAATGGGTCATAACCTAAAAGATGAATAATATCTCTCTGATTTTTAGCCTCTTCCTTTGTCCAGTCAACAGGAGCAAAATCCTTATGCTTTTTTATTTTATTCAATTCATTTTCAAAATAATCTTCCTGAAGAAATGGGCTATCTTTAAAACTACTATCTACAAATTGCATATTAATATCATTTATATAAGTAGTAATAAGCCCAGTTCTTCTTCCATTATCTTCAAATTTTTTTCTAGATTCATCAAATACATATTTATCCCATCTGATATTTAAATCAGCACAAACATATTTAGCTGCCTTATCTAAATCTTTATCACATTCTTGTGTGTAATAATAAATAAACAATTTTTGTATACAATCTTTACAGATTGGCATGTGATGACTTCCATTAATATCCATCCTAGCTGCGTTCATTAAACTGTTAGCAACTGGAAAAGATGATAAAGGTAAATTCTTACCACAACAACTACAGGTATATTTATTATATAAAGGCACAAGTCTATTAAAATATTTTGCAATAATATTATTACGCTTTAAATATTTCTTGCTAACTTTCTCGGCCCTTGTATATTCTCCATCATCTTCTATGGAATTTTCGTATTGTTCTTCTACGATTTCAACTTTGTCTTTTTCATTACGGCCTTCGTTGAAATCTTTTAATTCTTGATTAAGTTTTTTGATTGAGGCTTCAAATTTCTTTTCGCCTGCTAAAAAATTTTCATAATCTAATTTAAACGGCTCATCTTCTTCATCTCGATAGACGAGTATAGGGTCAAAATAATCATAAAGGTCAGCTATATCCTGTAATTTTGGAGCCTCTTTAGAACCTACCAGAAATTCTGTTTCTTTTAACATTTCCGTGGTTAATTCATTTCTCCAACCTTCGCTATAACGAACTTTATTTTTTTGAGCTTCTGCTTTCTTTTTCAGAATCTCCATTTTTTCTTTTTCCCTAGCTTGTTGTATTTCTTGGTGAGCCTTGGTTAATCGAGCCATGGTCATCCCCCCTTTTATTGCTATTAATAGCAATCCTTTTAAAACATAAAAAAATTAATTTAATTTAATTCAATTTAAATTTTAATTCTCTATTGAGCCCACTAAAATGATAATGAGCTCTAACAGAATTAAAATCATTTACATCTATGATGCAATAATAAACTCATATTCTTCTTGTGTTATTACACCATCACTCACAGCCTTTTGTAACCCTTCTATTGTTATTTTGTGTCTGCGATATAAATTATATAATGCTTTTGCTTTTGGGCTCATCTTTATTCACCTCCGTACAATAACTCATATGCTTCTTCGAGGTCTGTCATCTGACCCATAGTAACAGACACCGTGCCGTCTCGGTGGTCGGTGACATCACCTGCGAAGTTGAAATCGGAATTGTCGAAGATGTCGATGACAGGTTCGAAAGGCTCATCGCCCTCATCTGGCGTAGTCACGGAAACGATAGCCCAAGGCGTGCCGTCCATAAAAGTAGCTATGGCCTGCTCGTAAGTCATTTCGACTGTAAAGGTTTTGGTATGACGATTATCCCAATCCTCATTATGCACTTTACCGTTGATGCCGTGAGAAGGGTAGTCAGTATTGTTAACACGAATAAAATATTGAATCATTTTTCATTTCTCCTAAAATAAAGTTTTATATTGTGGCAATTGTTCCTGTACGGCAAGATGCTGCTGAAGTACCATTATAACTTACATAAGCCTTCGCTTCAGAAGAGTTAATATATACTAACCCAGATGTATATCCTTCACTCTCAGAAGACTGCAATGTAGTATAACTAGTTGCTGATGAAAAATAATTAAATGCCATATTTTGTCCAGTAGCAAAAATAGATATTTTACCAACTAAATTTGAAGCGTCTACCGAGGGAGCAGTTCCGTTACTTGCCGAATATCTTCCAGCTACAACTTCAGTGGAAGAAGCGGAAATTAACGAATCTACTTCTTCCACAGTATAATCTGTAAATTGAGCTAGAATTAATGTTCCCCTTATATCATCATCAGATAAACTACTATCTAAAAATACATAGGTATTGTTGCTACTTTTATTAATAGTAATTTCCATGCTTCCTGAGCCACTGTTATATACATGTTTTAATTCTGTTATAGAAATTGTCCAATCACCAGTCGACCCTGTAAAAATACATTTAGCTATACTTAATCCATATCCACTAACACCAAATGCATAGTAAGTTCCAGTAGCTGGAGGAACAATATGAATAGAACCTGGAGAACTACTACTATTATTAGCATGGTCACTACCATGAATTGCTTTAATGCTCATATTTCTTATGAGCCCATTAATCGTAAGGTCTTTAAAAACAATGTCATATTTTGTGCCATTAACACTGGTGCGGCCTTTTTCTATTGTATACTTCGTGCCGTTAACACTGGTACGACCTCTTTCTATTGTGTACTTCGTGCCATTAACTCTTGTATAACCTCCCGCCATATCATCACCTACTTATAAAGCCAGCTAATTGACCCGTTAACAGACGTATCAGTATACGTTACCGCAGCATCGGCAGAAACAATCTTTGTTCCTCTTGCCATAAGGGTATTATATCCAATATCCGTGGTATATGTTTCTCCAGGAGCTACTGTAACATTTGTAGTACGGTTTATCATATATTCAATGCCGTGCAGAACCGTTCGTTGCGTCGGTATTTGGTTATTATTCCCTATGGCAGTTGTACTTGTTGTAGTATCGATTACAGTTCTCCAAGAAGGATTTGCGTCGTTCCCTCCAGATTGTAATAGATAACCCGCAGTACCAGCTGAAGTATTTGCTAATGTACCTGAATCACTTGCATAAAGGACACCCTTTGCTGTCCATGTAGTTTTTCCAGTACCGCCTTTATTTACTGGTATTGTGCTACTACCTCCACCTTCAGCAATAGACTCCCACGATACATTTTCTGTCATTCGACCGTCTTCATCATAAAGCACAATACCATCCTGCGTTAATATGATTTTTTTCTTACTGGTATTATTGGGGTTCATAAAATGTATGCCATCTTGACTAACGTCACTATCTGGAATTATAATAACGCTGTTGGGGTATATATCATCCTGATTTCCATTAAGTTGATTTTCCAAACTATTAATAGACGTCCTACATTTATCGAAATTATCATTAATTGTTTTTCTAAATTTAGCAGCGTCGCCAACTTTAACCTCTTCAAAGGTTATCGCCATTTTTATTCCTCCTTTCTTAATCTATTTCTTGTTTTTGTCCTCCTTATTTTTTATAAAAAAAGAGGAACTCCACACTGTTTTAGTATTTTCATCAATACCGTGGTCTTTTTTCCATTGTTCTTCCCATTCTCGTCTTTCTTCTTCAAGAGACCAAGCGTCTTTTACGCCCATATAATTTCTGCGCAATTGATAAGGGTCTGGAATTACTGTTGCGTGTTCTATCTCTGTTAAACCATTAGCCTTAACTTCTTCTACTAGATTCTTTTCCATTTCATATAAATATGCGTGTTTTTCTTCTAGTTTTTTATATTTCATCATATCAATTGCGCTGCGTATAACATCAAGTTTATGAGGAGCATCTAAATCATCAGAATAACAAATATCTAAAAAATCTGTTACTCCATCTCTTTGTTCACCTTTGTAATATTCACCAAAACTATAAAACGGTTTTATATTATTGGCTTCCCAAAACATAGCACTGCCGATTTTTTTAATCATATTAGACTGGTCATCGGCCCGTTTTCTATATTTTCTTCTTGGCGGAAGAGCCTCAAATTCTCGTTTGTCGGCTCTTTCACAAAGTTCTGTAATTTCCTCTTCACTTAAATTCTCATATTCTGGAATTTCAGGTAAATTTGCAACCTTTCTAAACTCTCTCGCTTTTGTGGTATATCTATGCTCAGGGAGCGAAAAATAATCAATAGCTGGATGAGAATCATTTACTAATGCGGCCTTACTCCACTTAATTTTAGGATAACCTTTTTTCCAAGAGGAATAACCATAATTTTCAATGATAGTTTGATATTCGGCAAATTTACCTCCAATTCTTTTTGGAGGACGCTCTTCTCCATAAATTGTCCCCCAGACAAATTTTAATTCATCTTCGTTCGCAATTACCATATAGACCTCATCTTCCTCGATGGAAAGCATGGCTTCTATGGTTGACTGGGGAACATCTATATTATTTTCATTTTGCAAACGAGTACGAATATTTTTTGCTAGTTGTTTTCTAGTCATTTTTCCCCCAAAATAAAAAGCGGGAGTAAAAACTCCCGCCTATTTTACATTTATATATTATTCCTTAGCAGCTTTCGAAGGCTTAAATTTAGGATAGCCTTTAACAGTCTTGCCCTTAATCTTGATAATTTCACCAGTGGCTGGATTTCTACCCTTTCTATCAGAGGTTGTCTTTGTGTAACCACTAAAGGTACCAATCTTAAGTCTTACACTTTCTTCTTCTGCAAAGATATCTTCCAGCAGAGTTTCTTCAATAGCTTCCAGAGCTGCCATCATGTCTTTCTGAGTCATGTCTACCTTTTCACAGGCCCTCTTTACGAATTCTACTTTCGTCATAGTTATAATCTCCTTTTCATCCTTTAAATTACTTCCAGATTTTTAGATGCTTCATAAGTGCCGTCTTCTTCATAATTCTCCATTGGCCTTCCTCATCCTCAAACGCTAACGCATTAGGCACATATGAGCCCCAAAACTGGATTACTTTGTTATCTAAAAGCTTAACTTTTCTGAGTTCTTCAAACTGTTTATATGTTATCTTTTGCAAGGGTAAATTTTCAAATAATCCCAATACCGTCATAATTGCAAAATCAGCATACACATAATAAGTTTTACTTTTAGAATTTTTATCATTTAGAATACAATAATTTCGGTCGCCATTTAACCCGTCTTTCAATAAATTTAATTGCCGCAATTTTTGAATCTGTTCCTTGGAAACTTGTATCATTGTATTCTCCTTTTGACAGAAAATCTATTTTTAAAATTGTTTCCTATCCATATATACTCCAAAATATTTTTCAAAAAAATACTTTAGAAACCTTGATTTTTCAACGTTTTTCAGCTTTCGGGTTTTTCGGTTTGTGCTGATAACCGTTTCTGCCTTTCTCGCATTTTTTGCATGTTCTGACGAACTTTTTCTGTGCGGTAAGCTTCATAACATTCTGGGCATCTTTTACTTTGATGGTCTTTACTGCTTACTTCAAAAGGTTCGCCGCAGTCTATACAGATTAATGTTTTTACTCCACTATTAAAATTAGACTTCTTAATTTTCTCACTGCACTCTTTACAATATTTTCTCGGTCTTCCGCCCTTGGTATTTTTCTTATAATTAGCAAAAGTCTTGCCGCAATTTTGGCACACAAAACTTCCCATTTTCTGTTTTTCTAGCCAGTAACCACAATTATATAATTCTCCGTCTGGCGGTTCGCCAGTTTCTATTCTTACTCTATTCTCATTAGTAATTGGTATATTAAATACGTCATAATCTTTAATAAACTTCGCATCTATGCCTAGAGCATAATTTACGTCTATAAACCCTAAATCATATAAAAGGTCTCTTTCATTCTTGAGATTAAATGATTGTTTTAAATTGGCATCCTCTTTAAATCTTTTACTATATTTTTGAAGATAATGCATATTCGGACGTTCAAGATAATTTTCCTGAATACGGGTCCAAATATATAAAGTCCAAAGATACTTTGTTCTTTGCCAGTTTATTGGGTGGTTCTTTTTTAAGGAAACCTTAGGTCTTCTCTTCTTTAATTCATACATTTCTTCATCTGAAAGAGTTATGTTTTCTTCCAAGTTTAGAAACCAATCTACCACTTCTCTACTTACATCTATATATTTTATTTCTCTAAGCGGCACTACCTTTTTCCAAGCTGTATCTATAATCTTATTTAATCTACCAAAAGAGACAAGATGATTATAGACAATTGGATTATTAGGACGCTTTGCGGCCATCTCGCATTTTTCTTTCATGCGTTTTTTCACTTCAGACTTTTTTAAGCCTTCAGCTTTAAAATATCTAGTGAGAAGAATAACATCTCTTTCCCAACGTTCAGAGACGCCATTCTCTAGCACATTTTTAATATAACCTATTTCGTTATATATATCTATCATCTAATTCTCCATCTACATTATCAGGTTTGAGATTAATAATATCTTCGGCCTCTTCTTCATCTTCACTTACATAAAGATGTTGTACCTGATATCTTTCATAAAGAAATTCAATGTTTCCATGTTCATCTTTAACGGGGAAGTCATATTCTCTCACCTTAGATTTAATGTTCTCATAAATCCGTCTTCCAACAAGTCCCCATAAAGTAGCTTTACTTAAAGATGGATGTTCTTCATAGAAGAAATAAATCAGATGATTAGCAAGCGCTTCTTCATTAGATGTAATCTCTTCCAATCTGGATTTAAGTGAGGACCATTCAACATCTTTATCAAATTTACTCTGTGTTTTACCCGTTAAAGATTTTTCAACTTTAGATGTTTTGTTTTTAGAAAGTTCTTCCCACTGTTTAAGGGTGCTTTCCATTTCAGCCTTAATTTTTTCGTAAAGCTTTTTATTGATAGTGAAGCTTTCACTTTGTAAACTCTTGTAATTAAACTCACTATTACTTCTTACTTTTTGTTTAATATGGAAATCTATATTTTCTATATATTTACATATCTTATTCATTACACAGTCGGAATCTACAACTGGTAAGAACTTTTCATAGTAATAAAGGAAAGTTTGTTCTTCAGGAGTTAAAGTATGCGGGTCTTGAGCTTTAATCTCTTTTAAACTTTTACTATAATGCAGCTGAGCTAACTCATCATGTTTTTTATCATATTCATTTAACTCTTTATTTAAGGCCTTATATTTATATTTGAAAAAGTAAGGCTTCTTATCTGCCAGTATACGGTTATAAAAGTCTTTTTTTATTCTGGTCTCCATATCGTCTTCTGGGTTAGTTCTTTGAAATTGTTTACAAATTGTGCCCAGAGTTTTTACAGCTTCCCCAATTTTAGTTTTATCAATTTGACGAGATTGAGCCGCACATCCAGCTTTAATTCTATCAGATAATTGTTTATACTCTGCGGAATCTGGAGAAAACATCGCCATCATACTTACAAAAGTACTGGTGGTATTTGTAATCTGTCCGATAGCATTACCAAAACTAAAAGTGTCTGTTACAAATAAGTCTTCTTCATCAAATAATTTTTTATGAGGCTTTCTTACGTCATAAGTTACCACTCTTTGATTTGGATAGACGCCATTAATAAAATTCTTGTTATTGGTGGTTGAAAGTATGTCATAGTCATAATCGCTACCAGCAAATTTCATAGTATGTTCATCGTGTACATTTGTTATTATACCCGAGTAACTATACTTAAACCACTTTTCTGTATCTTCGTTTTGTTTTAGGTCAACTACATAGTGTTCACTAAAATGTGTAAGTGGACTTCTCATGCAATCAACTTTTTTAGTTCGCTCTCCGTCTGCTTCAATATTATTATTCCAATACTGAGAATAAAATTCTCCAGCATTTAAAAGCCCCTTAACAGGTTGACCAGTAATGTGCTCCATATAAGCATAATTATCTGGCACAATACATTGGTAGTTTCCTTGAACAATTAATTTACCCAAACAGGCAAGTTCTATCTTTCTAACAATTAAATCTCTGATTTTTTCTCTTGTGTATTTGTCGTTGAATAAATCATTATTTAAGACTAAACTTTTCAGCCAATAATTGTCGCTATTTTTTAAAAAACTTTCAATATCTGGTACCTGCATACTAGAGCCCAAGAGAAATAATAAAGCATAATTCTTATTCTGGTAACTTACACCCTGAATGTATTTCACGGTATCGTGACATACATCAGCTATCATATCATCATTAAGATTTAATGTTTGAAGATACTGGTAGTTAGCTACCAGTACATCTTTATCTCTTTTGGGAGCGTATTTAGTAATGCCCCAAACTATTCCATTCTCTTTACAATTTCTTTCAAAGTCTTCTTGACTATCCCAGCTATCCCAAAGTTTAACTTGACTTTCAGAAAGTATTACATCAATCTCACGAAGGTCTTTTTGTTTACCATAGACATCTGTAATAATATAATTGCCATTATTTTTCTCAGCGCAGAATTCTACAAAATCAAACACATTAACCATGCCTTTTGTAAAAGCACTGCGAAGGCAGAATTGACAAGGAGTATAATCTTCTCCTAAATCTTTGCCCCAAATTTCGGCAAACTGAGGAGAAATAATTCCAGAACCATCAAATCTGTTAAATTCAATTTCTAAAGTTCTAGGCTCAATTATATCATCACTGTCTTTATCTGTTTCGATAACATAATCTACATCTACAGTTTGTATTTCTGTATAGTCAGGTACTACACAAAATCTTGGGGTAGTTACTGTTTTTATAGCTGAAGAATATAGACCAAAGTAAGCATTATATTTACTTGGTGCCAATGGGTGTTGTAAGTCTCTTCCACAGTCAAGTCTTCTTCTGAGTTCAGCCCGAATGTCATCATCCACAAATACAATAGTAGAAACTCTGGCCTGAGAAGCAGAACAACTCATACGTTTATAGAGTTTACCATTAAACTTAAAACCTTTGCGAAAAATCTTTTCATATTCCCCAACTGACTCCATTACCACAGTGATATACTGTGGAATGTACATCATGTTATATATATTAGACTGGAGTTCTTTAATTCTTTTTCTTTTTTCTTTGGTATTGTTTTTAGACTTCTTAAGTCTATCTCTTTCACTAAACCACTCTTCTAGTTGAACCCTGTCTATTTGCTGTCCAGTAATATCTCTAACTGACTTTAACATTTGAGAGTCAGATAAAGAAATAACCAAACCAGCTGCTAATGCGTCTTCAAAATTTAAAGTTAAGTCATATTGATATTCTTTCAATAAAGCTGATGTTAATTTTATTGTATAGAATAATCTATTTCTCACTTTTTACCCCTGTAATAGCGTTGGGTTTTGCAATATAAATTCTAACATTTGTATCGCTTCAGCGATACAGTTTACTTCATACAAGTTCTCTATAAAATAATGTTGATTATAAAAAGTGTTATAATCGGTTTCTATAAAATTCTTAAGTAGAATTTTAATCTTGGCATCAGTATTAGCTAAATTATTAATATTATCATCTACCTGAATGCCGCCTGCCATGGGTACTATTCTTTTAGAAAAAGCTTCATTAAAACCAATGAATAAAAAATTCGATGTGTGTAAGAATTGTCTGATGACAGAATTTAAACAAGCCTGTTTAATATCGATATTGTTCTGCGTACCTACTGATACAAAGTAGTGCTCAAATTGTTTAGCAGAGTCTGTTTTTAAGAATTGTAAAAATTCTTTTCTAATTTCTACTTTATTCCAGAACTGTGGAGACTGTAAAGCCCAATTTATAAAGTCGGGTTCAATATCTCTATATATGCTTTTTAATTCCCAGTCTTTAATATCTTGCATGGTTTTATTTGTAGATTTACCATATTTTTCATGGACCATATCTACTAAAACTTCTGAGGTATTAAGGACAACATCATCGACATCCCAAAATATTTTTATTTTATTCGACATGTCTGCATATTTACTCCTTTTTTTATTTTTTACTTGCCCTATATTTTGGGCCTATTATAAACTGTAACTACATTATACAGCAGTT